CCGCGCTTTCACTTCTATATCCATAGGCACATTCACTATGTCTTTACCGTTCCCGCGCCCGACCGTAGCCCCAGACCAGTATTGGCTGAGGTATTCAGCTACTACTCGTTCCGTCCTGAAGCCACGGTGTTTACGGTGTTGAGATGGCATAGTCTGATCTACGCCTTCCCAGTACTAGTTATAGCATGACATTTAGGGCAGCTCCAAGTATAGCCAGCTACAGGGTTACCGCCTGTTACTACGATCTGCTCCATTGGGAAAGGCTCATTACATAGATGGCAGACTGTAGTGATTTCAGGATGTAGTGGAGGCGTGTCATTTATCTTATGGAGCAGCTCTTTCATCGCGTCAATCTGCTCCTGAGGTGGGAACTTCTCCCACTCTCCATCTTGGTTCATGAACTCAAGAGATCCCATGTCACCACTTCGCCTTCTGTGGACGCCATGTACCATCTGGCGCAATCTCGTACCAGATAATGTCTTTACATGCGAAGCAGTCCATCTTACCGTATGGCTTGCCATTCTTGCCCTGTCCTGATTTCCAGCTCATTTCTTTAGGCTCTTGGCAACCCTTGCATTTAGGAATATCGCGTTCTGTCTGCCCTCCGATAATGTCCTTCACCATCGCTACCGCCTCATCTACTGTTGCAGCTGGAGCAGCATCTCTGATAGTCCATGGATCATCTTCTTTAGGGACTGGCACGTACTCGCTGGAGGTCTGAGCCATCTTAGCTTTGGCTTCTGCTATTGCTTGGTCAGCGGTTGCTCTAGCTGCAACTTTGCCCATTTCTTCACGAGTAGGACGCTTTCCTTTGGTAGCATAGCCCGCGTTTGCAAGAGCACGTCCGATTGCGCTGGTTTCACAATTTTCAAGCGCAGAAGTCGCATTAACGCCGCGACCTTGAACGGTCTCCTCGGCCAATCCTGTTGCCCAAGGTTGAGCTGCATCTGAGTCACGAAAAACGGCTGCCTCAACAATAAAGCGAGAAGGTGAGTTTTCCAGTAATTTAGTGAGAATCCTGCCATTTGGGTTATCCTTCCAATACTTAATGAGACGATCTTCTACCGTCTCGTAATCATCTAGGTTAAAGTGCGCCACGTTCTGACATCTCCTTTACTCGCCAGCTGAGACTCTTAAGCTCGCGTAGGAGCTGCTCAATCTGATAGACCTGAACCTCTTGGAACGCATCGCGGGCTAATGCTGCCTCTTTCAGCGCTTCTAATTCATCCCATTTAAACATAAAGCTCGTTCTCCTCTGTTCTTAGTGATCCTGATATAGCAAAGTATGCAGCTCCGTCGATGTAATTATCGACCTTTCCTGTTTCCATTGACCTTGCGACTTTGACCAGCGCCAGACACATCGCCACTTGGTAAGGCTCAACTGGCATTTCAAGGTATGCAGCCCATAGGGATGCGGTTCTGGACATGTTGTCCGTCGGGTGACCGTAGTCCATTCCACGATCTTGGATGATTGCTTTGGCTTCTGTAAGGTAGTCACTAGGATTCATCGGTTTTCCTTGAAGGCTTCAATACGACCCTCGACCTTGCCATCGTCATGACCTAGCATGTAACCCAGAAACACCCCACCAAATAGTGTGAGGAAAATATAAAACCAACTCATTTTGCCCTTTCCGTAGAACGTATCTCGTCTACATGGGCAACTTTACCTCAGCTCTCGATGATGTCGAGCATATTTTGATAACGGTTTGATAACGATTAAAGCCCACCTAAGTTTCCTTAGGTGGGCGGCTAGTACCTACACTCGAACTTCTGTCGATTCAGCACCATGTAAATAATAGCACATTGAGGTATCTTCGTCCTCAAAGTAAGGGCTAGCGATTGCGGGCTCTGCCATAGACCTTACCCTGCACGGTGAATGTGCCGTCCTTCTCGATATAGATCAGGTCTACTTGGACGTTCCTACCCTTGACGTACATGATGGCGAAGGCTTGCTGCCAATTAGCCGTTCCCTTGGTGTATGAGGCTTGTCTAAAGTCCATGAGGTTACCAACCTCAACCCCATGTAGAACACGCCCTAAACGCCCTCCAGAGGCTTCTGTGAAGCTGCTACGCCCTGCCCTATGAGTATGTCCTGAGATGATGTTCTTACCGTGCCTACGAGCCGCTTCAAGGGCTGATAGACCCCCTTGAGGTTTGATAGGGGTATGGTCACCATGGACGGCTATCCAGTTAGGAGCAAGGGTGAGCGGGTTCTTGTGGAAGGTAATGCCTAGCTCGTCAAACTTCATAAACTTCTCAAAGCGCAGCTCTGGCAAGGATAGGAATGAGGGAATCTTCTTCATGATTATGTTGTACAAGCGATCCGTGTGATTAGATCTAATACAGTCACTCACGCCCAGTTCCCAGAGAGGCTCTACGCATCGGTCTCTATCATCGCCGAGGCTCTGCTCGTAGGCTAGAGGTGTGCCCTCGCTCCACTTGCTAATCGTCTGGAAGTCAATCTCGTCACCGATGGTGACTGTCTGGTCTGGCTTAAAGGTCTTTAAGAATCGTGCTACGTTCTGGACTACATGCACGTCCTCGAAAGGTACTTGCAAGTCCGACAGGATTACGATCTTCTTCATTAGTCCTCGTCATCGTCCTCGTATGGCATCGGGTCGATTCTGTTAGGGAGCTTGGGAAGTATCCAGTCAGGGAAAGAATCCCTCTCAAGGATAATACCTAGAGCTAAGTCTGTAGAGAAGCCAGCACGTCTAAGCGACTTGTACCATTCATTGAGGGCAATAGCCCACGCGTCCATGGCGCTATAAGTGCCTAGGTCTATGACTTGCTTCTTTCTTGCCATAGCATTATTTTCCCTTGATTAGTAGCTCCAACATAGCTTCGACACGCACTAGACGATCATTCATTGAAGAGCCAGAATTAGGCTTCAACTCGGCTAGGTAGTGCAAGATGACAAATCGTAAGAGAGCAGCCGTTCCAGTTAGAACCGTCGCGCAGATGGCTACAATCGCAGCCCAGTCCTGTGGACTCATCGCTTGGGTGTGGCATAACCGAATACACCTGCGACAACTGCGCCGAGGATAGAGCGGTAATCGAGAGCGAAGTTAGATGTAGTGCCCCAGACTGCAAGGAACGCACCAATGCTCATAACGATAGGGTTCTTCATGTTCATAGTGTTCCTCCTAGTAGCGGGATATTAAAGAATGAGCCATCTGCATCACCCTTCTTAGTGAAGCTAATATGGCAATGTACGCGGTGCGGGTTAGATCCGCGATACACGCGCCAACGCCAACCCAAGCGAGGGCTGGCGATACGTCCATCAAAGATAACGTAGGCGATTCGCTTATCTCCGCGCTTTGCGGTAAGTCGAATCTGGTCTGCAACGTCAGGCATGAGGTCTTGGTCTGATACTCCAGAGAGATTCCTTGTAATGTCAATCGCCCGCACGATACCTTGTTCATCAGGATTGTGGTCAGAAGCACGTAATGAATGGCGGGCATCGCCAAGCCACCCATCACTTTTCCTCGAGCGGTTAGAGAAGCTGTCATCGAATTGCTCCCTTAGCTGTTGTCCAGCCTTACAGAGTATGGGCTTCATGAGAGCATTCCCACTTCTTCTTATCATTGAGAATTAACTCTTCATGCTCACATAGCATAGGCGGGATGAAAGCATCATCTATTGGATCATAAGTATGTCCAACACCTGCAAAGTTATAGCGAATAGTGCCGTTATAGCTTGTCTTAACCCAAGTACCGCCTAGGTTATCGAGTAGCCATTGGTAGCCTTCATCTCCTGCAGGGTCATTATTATCACCTACGAGTACGCGAATGACTTTATTAGTCTCGTCTACTTCTGCCCAATGACTCATGCTGCATACCTCACAATAACGATTCCAGAACCACCAGCACCGCCACCAGCTGAATTGGCTACGCCGTCGTATCCGCCTCCGCCGCCTCCGCCGCCTGTGTTAGCCGTTCCAGATTGTCCAGTTGTATTGGATGCGTAACCTATACCGCCGCCACCGAGTCCAGCAGTTGAGTTAGAACCGCCTGACTGGTTGCTTCCCGCTCCGCCACCGCCAGCAAAATAATAATTTCCACCTGATAATTGACCAGCGCCAGTAGTTGATCCGCCAGATACAGCATTATAAGAACCATTACCACCAGCTCCGCCAGTAGAGCCTGAAGCAGTTGCACCTGCTACAGATGCTCCACCGCCTCCGCCTTGGCTACCTGCACCGTTCTTACCTTGTCCTACTGTTCCTGTACCGCCGACACCTAAACGGCTTCCACCGCCAGAACCTCCATTAGCGCCATCTGCAAAGTTAGCCGCACCGTAACCGCCGCCGACAGAGGCAGTAAGCGAACCAAATTGTGAATTGACTCCAGATGATCCAAATGATGTAGCACCGTTAGCAGCTCCAGAACCGCCAGCACCAACTGTAATTGTTTGGTTTGAGTTAAAACTTTGCGAGGTAAATACCTGATAACCACCAGCTCCGCCGCCGCCGCCGAGACCGCCGCCGCCGCCACCACCGCCAGCTACTACCAATACATCGCAGGAAAGTGTTCCGCCTGAAATGCCAAGAGTACCGTTGCTAGTAAAGACTCGGTAGTTATAACCGCCGCCTGTGTAAAGAGTTCCCCCAGTTACGGTTGCTGTCGTAACAGGTGAAAGAGAACCGATTATAGAGTTAGCAATCATTATGCGATTGCACCAACCACGAACCAGTTATTCGCTGAGGTCTGCACGAGGGCGCAGCTCTTATATTGGTTTAATATTGGAGAAGCGGCAGTAGCACCTGCCGAGAGAACTGTAACGCCGCCTGCCCCAGAAATAGTAACCGCTCCTGCTCCCTTATTAAGTACGGTGATGACTGTACCGACTGGGAAGGCTACGGATGCGTTAGTAGGAATTGTAAGAGTAGAAGCCGATGCGTTAGATCGTGTAATAAGTACTTGATACTGGTCAGTAAGTACAGGTGTGTAGCTTGTACCTGTCTGGTCATTGAGTGTAAAGGCTACTAAGCCGTTAGCAGCTGAGGCGGTGAGGATATCACCTGTTGAGAAGGGAAAGCCTGTTGCCATTTATATCTCCTAGTATCCGAATGTAGACACGCCAATTATACCGTAAGTAGAGCTGCCGACAATTAGGCAATCCGCTATGGGTTCGAGTGTCGTGATTGTTGCGGTCATCTTATTTGGTGTTATATCCCAGTTTATACCCTGACATTGAAGGGTCTTTACGATAGTCGAGCCGTCGGGCTGGACGTTGGTAATCTTGAGGTTATCGAAGAACTCCATACCGATCATAGTATCCGTAGGGACTGCAGGGTCTAGCAGGTCTACGACCATCTCGTCGATGCGGATGGTTGTCTCTTTACGAGTGGCAATATACTCCCGCGCTATGTTCTCGACGATGGTATCTGTCTGCGCTACGAGGTTATCCTGAGTGATGCCATGAGGGAAGTACTTATTAACGCTGGAGACGTCGGTAACTGTGACAGGTGAGCCACCTACGCGGGTAAAGGTCGCTGTGTTGATAATGAGCTTATCGTCGAATGAGTACTTAAGGTTCTTATATGGAATGCCTGTAGTCTGGTCAAACTCAATAGGAGTAGCAGCTAGGGAGGACATAACCTGAGTACGGTTCTTAAATACTGCCGTACCTGAGCCGTCCATATAGAACGCGCCAGTCTCAGAGAACTCTGCATTCTTGATAGCCTCAAGTGAGGTTCTATCAGTTGCAGGATCGGCTACACAGGTGTTCGAGCCTGTTGCCACCGTACGCATCGAAGAAGGGAATGAGACTTGATCTAATATCTTGCCGATGCGAGTGCCTGTGTCCTGTCCTGCACCTGAGTCTGTGACGGTTTGGATGTTAGCCATCTGGAATAGACGGAAGGCATCTGAGCAAACTAAGTCGACATAGCCAGTCTCTTGCCCTGTCGGATAAGTGTACTTGTAATCGGTGACATATCCAGAAAATAAGAAATGCTGATCGTCTCCAGTAGTGGCAGAGATACGCACCTTACGCAGAGGACTTAAATAGCCAAAATACGGTGAGGATACATTCTGAGGCGAGAAGTAGCTAAGAGGGTCTAGGACTCGAACCGTAGCCGTGCCAGCCTCGTAGGTGTCTCGGATAATGTTTCTACCGCGACGGATACTAATATTATAGACGTTAGGTGTTAGGTCGACTGTAGGTAGAACCACGGATGACTCACCTAGGGTAGAGACTCCGAGTACGCCGTACTTAGCATCTCCGATAACGAAACCTGTCGAAAAGGTCGCACCGCCGCTAAAGTCAAAGGATACGGCTATCTGTGCAGGTAGGGTCATCCGCCATCGCCAAACATACCGAGCATACGGCTAGCCTTTGAGTTAATACCGTTGAGGTATTGCTGTTGCATAGCTCGCGCTACTTCTTTGCCGTCAATGTTGATTACAATCTCTGAGCTTCCGCCTGTAGATGGAGGAGTCCAGCCTGACCCTACTCCATAATTAGATGGAATGAAGTCACCATTGCTAGCGATAGGGTCGACGTTAGTCTTAGGAGGGTTCTCAGGCATCCCTTCCCTTATCTTCTTGAGACGATCTTCAACTTCTTTGAGATAAGTATCCCAATACTTAAAAGGGTTAGGAGCATCTGGAAGGGCGGCAATAAACTTAGCAAGGTTGCCAGTTGAGTCAATGGAGTTGGCTAATTGCTTAGATAGTTGAGCTGCCTTCTCATCGTTACCTGTAAGTAGGGCTAACTGGAGATTGAGGCGTAGCTTCTCTTCTTCACTAATCTTGCCCTGTAACGCTGCAAGGATTCCAATCTTCTCAAGGTCGAATAGAGCGGCTTGCTTCTTCTCTGCCGCTTGCTTTCTAAGCTCCGCTGTATTCTTCTTAGTAGCGGCTACCTGCTTATTGGTAAGCGCGGCTATTTCCTTGGCTCGCTTGGCTGCTGCGGCTTCTGCTTCGCGCTGTTGTTTAGTGCGCGCCCAGCTGCCCGCTGGAGATTCCATGCGAGGCGCTTTTACTTTTGGCTTACCATCTCGAACGCCGAAAGGGTCTGGCCAGTTTTCTGAAAGAGATTTAGACGTGCGATCTAGCCAGCCGTACATCTTAGTAAGTTGACCAATAGCACCTGCTACCGCACCTGTAACTGAGTTAATGGCTGAAGCGATGTTGTCAATAGTTTTAATAGCATCGGCTGTAGTAGTGCCTCCGCCTAACTTGGCAAGAGCATCCATTAAGCCCATGCCAATCTTCTCCTGAGCGTTAGATGCTGCGACGCTTAGGGCTTCCATCTTATAAGAAGTAGTATCAAGGTAAGCGTCTGCCGCTCCTGCTGAGTTAGTTAGAAGAATACCTAGAACATCCGCGAAGCTCTTGGTCTTTAATTCTGACTGAGTGAGACCTGTATTGTATTTCTTAAGTCCCTTGGTAATTCCTACATATCCGTTAGCCAAGTCCTGAGAAACTGTAGCCAAGTCGATACCAGTAGCGCGGCTAATCGTGATGGCATTATTGAGAAGCTCTTGAGACTTAGTAAATGATCCTGTAGTAGTGAGAAGCGCTTGCATGGCTGGGCGTAGCTTGTCATCGAGGATGGCTGCACTGCTCTCTGTTTTAGAGATGAAGTCCTCTACATCCTGAGTAAACATAGACAGACCAATATTCTTAACCGCAATAGCCAAGCGCTGAGCCGCTGCCTCGTCCTCTGCGAATGCCTTAACCGCTGCCTTGCCGTAGGCAACTACCGCTGCAGTAGATAGCGCTAGACCTAAACTCTTGCCTAGACTCTTAGCACTTTTATCTAACTTTGAGAAACCTTTATCCGCCTTCTTGAGACCTGTAGAGTCAAAGATAGTGGCAATTCTGACTGCTAAATCTGTTGCGCCCATTATGCCGCCTTCTTAGTCGCTATAACTACTTTGTCCAGAGATTTCTCTATTGCTTTCATAATCTTTGCATTGACCTTGCCCTGATCTTCGCCCCATGCTCTAAAGATAAGGCGTCCATTCATCTTACGACTTAAGCGACCGCTCTGACCTTGCTGGCGCTTGGCTTCATACATCTTGCCCATAGCGCCAATAAATTGCTCTCCCGCTTTAGGGTTAGCAGATTGGCTATAAGCCTTGTCGCTACTGCGTACCATGTAATCTGCCCTAGCGTTGCGAGTGCCAGCATCGGCGTAATGTTGAACCGATGGAGCTACCTTACGCCCTAACATGCCAGACTTACGTCCTGCAGTTTCATAGATTGCTCCTGCTGCGCTCTTATTGTAAATAGCGGCGAGCGCTCTAAAGCCATTCTTATTAGGCTTAGATGGAGCAGAAGAAAATGTAATGCCTCTTCTAATTTCCCCAGCATTGTATCGGCGAGGGCTATTGCCCCATGATCCGTTTTCGCTTGCCCAGCCTGAGAGCGGTGCTTCACTTGGTACGAAGCCTCTAGCGTTATTTACAATAGAACGAAGAAGTCCAGAGATTTCTCTCTGGGACTCTTTCGCCATCTCTGGAGCTAACTTCTTTAATGCTCTGCGAAGCTCAAGAACGCCTTCTGCGTCTACTGGCATTCTCTCGCTCCTTCGCTAGATCGTTCAATACTTGGATGTGAGCCTTAAACGCCATAGGGCTTAGGTTCACTATGGACTCGAACGTAACTCCGTACTCATACGACAGACGAGCCGCGGTATAAGTAACGGAGTTACGGTCTAGCCTAAAGGGTCAGACTCTAAGACCTCGACCCCTTTAATGGTCTCAAGGAATGCCTCGCCGAATGGCTTGACTGCTTCCCCTGAGCGACGGATAGATTCCCAGCAAAGCCAGTAGACGTCGGACTGTTTCTGATCCTCAATCAAGGCTTTGTGGAAACCTTTCTTAGCAAACTGCTCGAAGGCGTATTCGATTACTGGAGTAATCTCAAACTCCTGTACGGAGTTATCTGCCCTTGTTACCTTTAGCTTTGCCATGTTTTGCCCCTTTGTTTAGTTAATTAAGATGTAGCTACTGCTACTGTACCTGAGACGTTCCAAGTAACTGACTGAGTACCGAGATCGCCTACTGCGCCGTTAATGTCTGTAGTGTTGTTAACGAGGCAAGTCATAGTATAGCTAGGGTTAGTAGCTGATACTGCTGCGCTTGTCTGCTTAATTACTACAGTTACGTTAGTACCCCAAGCAGCTTGGAGAGTCTGGAGGACTTCACCTGTCGCTGTGTCATTGAGGAAATCAAGTGTTAGAGATGAGGCTTCGAGTCCCTTAACGAACTTGTGACCTGAGTCACCCATCGCAGTTACTTCGAGCTCGTCGAATGTACGGTTGAGTGTTACGGATGTTACATGATCTGAAAGGTCAACAGAGTTAACCGTTACAGATACGCCATTATTCAGAAATACTGCCACGGCTTATTCCTCTTCTTTCTTTGTAGTTGGTTTTGGTGTTGCTGGTGTTACTGGTGGGAGCTGACCAATCTTGATTAGAAAGTCAGCTTGCTCCTTTGTCCAATCGTCCATGATTAGCTCCATTCCGTTAGGGTGCTAATTGCAATATCGCAAGTTAGCAAGTCTCCTGAGGGGACTGAGATAACGCTAGGTGCGCTAACTGCTCCCACGTTGAACACAATATTAGATGCCTCTAGTAGTTGGAATACTCGAACTACGTCTGCTTCAATACCTGCAAGGTTGCCCTCATTATCGAGAAGCGGGACGAGGATAGATAACTTAAAATTAGCAAGAGGTGCTACTGCTGTGTAGTCGTTATTGCTAGGCTCGATGTAAGGGTCTGCAGGTGTGACGATTACAGAGTTAGGGATAGGGCTAGCAGGAGGGAACGAGAACACCTGATAAAGGGAGTTATCGACCAGAGCTGCAGCGATAGTAGATCGTAGAGTAGTTATCGCAGTCATTAGCCAACCATACTTCTAGGGTCTAGGTAAGGCGCGATAAGTCCGCGAATGCGTGAGATGAGCTGAGATGACATTGCATAGAATGAACCCATAGAGCCATCGGGAGACATACCATTACCTGAGTTAGCTTGACGAGACTGCCAGATAGATTCAGCAATCATAAGAGCCGCGAGTTGGATGCTAGGGACTGCAGAAGGGTCTAGGTAAGTATCTGCCGCTACTGTTCCGTATGGGAGAGTAGGGTGATAAGGCTTCGCATTACCGTTGGAAACTGTGTAAGTAATTGAATACTCGCCTACCTCAGTTATGGTCTTTGTGCCATTGAGACGTGATCCATTACCTGAGACAACTACCGACTGACCAACATAGTAAGTACTGCGTACGTCCTCATCGAAATACAGAGTGCCAGTATTAGTAGTAGTTGAGTGCCCGATATTGAAATTAGCGTTCTGCCATATGAAAGGGAGTAGCACATTATCCGCAGCGTCACACACCTCTTGAAGGGTTGCGTCTGCATAGAGAGAACCAACGCCAAGTGCAGCCTTTAACTCAGCTACTGTACATAAGCTCATTCTCTATCCTTTCATAAGAGCTGGGAGCGAGAAGGGCACTCGCCCCCAGCCGTTCTAATGGTTCGCTAGATTAAGCGAGGTTGAAGCGACGAACGCCTGCGCCACCCTTGAGAACACCAATTGCCAAATAGCCGTAAAGTGCAATCTCGAGCTCGCCTGAAGAAAGTACCTGCAGACGGAGTTGGGTCGTAGGGGATTCCCAAACCTGAACAGAGCCAGGTGCTACCAAGAATGCTGACTCGTCAACGATTCCTGATACTGCGATGTTGTGATCAACGATGAGGTCAGTACCGAGAACGTTACCGCGAACAGATGAAGCAACTGCAACGCCTGAAGCGTTATATGTTGCACCCTGAGCTGAGTAAAGTGCGCGACCTGTTGTATCTGCGTAGCCTGCAATCGCTGCCCACTGATCAGTTGAAGCGATAAGCTTGTTAGCAAAGTCTCCACCTGTGTTCTTGTAAGCTGCTGCGCCTTCTACTGCGATGAATGACTGGAGACCTGCAGCTGTTGCTGCAACGCCTGTTGCCGCTGTACCTGAAGCTGTGAACGCTGCGATGAGTGCTGCGTCTGTTGACTTCTCGTAAGCCTTGCGGAGTTCAGTCATGAGGAGATCCATGAATGCAGGAGATGAGCGGTCAATGAGCTCCCATGAGATACGGTTCAATCCAGCAAACTTGTTTACTGTAATTGTGTCGTATGTTGAAGTCATGCCTGTCTCAGAAGGTGCTGCACCTTCATCTGTGTCTGCAACTGTTGGAGCTGTTCCGAGCTTAGGAATTGTGAATGACATTCCTGAATCTGGAAGTGCGTTACGTGTTACTGCATCGAACGCTGGACGTCCTGTGAATGTAGTAGTTACGAACTCGTTGAGGTGCTGAGGTAGTGTAAGACCTGTGTTTGTTGCTGTTGAATCGTCAGCTGCAAGAACTGTACGACGTGCTGTGTCATCACCCATAGCAGCCTTGATAGATGCCTCAAGGTACTGAGCAGATGAGATAGGAGCTGTGCGCTCTTTTACGTAGTGAGATGCTGCAACTGTTGGGCGAGCCGCTTCTACTGCTGCTGCTTCAACTGCTGGAGCTTCAACCTGAGTGGTTTCTTCCACTTGTGGCTCGCTTTCTGTTGTTGGTTCTGCAGCTGGAAGGACTTCCTCCGCTGCAATCTCTAGCACCTGAGCAGACTTAAACGCTGGCTCTGTTACGAGAGAAACTTCTTTGAGACGTGCTGCGGTTACGACTGTGTGACCGTCACGGCTTGGCTTTGACGCAATGATCTCAGCACCAACTGAGAGACCGCTTACGAGTCCCTCCTGCGCTTGGATGAGTGCATCGTTTCCGCCTGTTGAGCGGGAAAGTTTGAATGTTGCATAGATGCCATCTGCACGAGTCTCTGCCGCAATCATGCGACCAACTGGCTTCTTTACGTCGTGCTGGCTGAGTAACTTAATCTTAGAAACGTCTGCAATGTCGATAGACCCAGCTTCGAATACAACGCCACCGAGGTTAGTAGATCCGACTTCACCTGTTCCCATTGGGACAATCTTGCCTGAAATCTCGCGACGCTCTTCTGAGCATTCAATAGATGCGGCTTCAATGTATAGGGTTTCCATATTAGCTCATTCCTTCTAGTCCATTAGGAGTTAGGTCTGTCATTTCCATCGCTTGCTCTGTAGAGATAAGACCTAGAGCGAGGAGCTTCTCAAGTACCTGAATCTCTACTAAAGGATCGTTCTTAAGGAAAGTGTCAAAGACTGCGAATCGAACCTCGTGTCCAGCGGTAGAGATATCGTCCATCGAAAGACGTGCCTGAATTGCTTGAATGTAAGGCTCGATAGAGAGTGCGAAGAATTGCTTACGCTCATCCTGAACGTTCGCATAGGTCATAGTCGTGTTCTGATCTGCTGAAAGGTAATACGCTGGGACGTTCATAGCGCGGGCAATCTGTGTCGATAGGTTTTGAACCGCATCGTTATACATCATGTCTTTAGGGCTAAACGCTACTGGAGAGTAATCAAGTGTTGAAGTGAGGTAAGCCGTAGAGTTATTCTGTCGAGCGCGCTTCCAAGCTGCGAGAAGTCCAGAGACCTCAGCGGCGGGTAGGTCTGCGCCTGAGTTCTTGAGGAAACCTGCAGGCTGTGGGTTAGCGGAGTTCTGAGCCGCTGCGCGTTCTACGTCGATAGCCGCCTGAATAGTGCGACCAGAGCGATCTAGTACGCCTTCATCGAATCCTTGAATAGTAACTATGTCATTCATATCAACAGGGTTAGCGTCGATGTAATACTGAGTGACATGTAAGCCATAAATATCTGTTGTGAATGTTACGCGAGTATTGGCAACCCATTCAAACGCAGAAGGGCGTAGGTCTTCCTGATAACGTTCGACCACGCGGAGATATGAGACACCATAGAAGAGGAGGCTGTCCACAATCCAGCTAAGGGTGACGAATGAAGGTTGATTCTTTGAGAGTTGATTAACCCAGCGAGGAGCGCCAATTACTTCACCTGTTCGCTTGTTGTAATACTCAAGCGGGATAGATGCGACAGTACCGCAGATAAGGTTACGCGCACGAGCTACAGATGGAACGCTCATAGCATCATGACGAGAGACTCGAGGGATGATCGCGTTATAAAGTGCGGGTAAGTTCTCGCCCATGACTGAGGGCGCGTACTGCGCTTCTACTATTGCTGGCTTACGCGAGAAGATACCCATAGGGGTTAATTATACACTACTCCGTAAAGATTCCTGCGCTTTGCTGAGGTTTCAATAGTGTCGTGACAACCATCGCCGTACCGATAGCGGCAGAGATATCTCCCGCGCTCTTTCGCTTGATAATGCGCCATGACGAGTCATTAGTTTTAGCCGCGCAGTTATTCATGTTCTGCACCCACACCTCCGAGCCGTTATGCACTAGGCGTTTATTATCGAGAGCGTCCTTTAGATCCGTACAGGCTTGATAGAACTGCGCTCCTGTAATCGACTCCATGACTTGCCCTGCATTCTTAAGGCGGTCTG